GTATATATATACTATACTCCCATGCGTGTTATGGTCCATATACCCGGCTACCCGATAAACCTGTGTGAATACACACAAAACAGATCGTATACGATCTTTACGCGCCGATTGTATATACGTATATACGCTACATAGCATCCCACACATTTCCAGACTAACCCTTTGGGATATAGATGGTAAAACCCAAAATCTCTCTTTTATAACATTTTTTGGTATCGACCAAGTATATATGTATATACGTATTAAGGTGTGGTGGTGAAGGGTCCACATGTGGGGGCCTTTTTCCTTGGATATGTATATATGAATTAAAGATAACGGCTTAGGACCGTTGTAGTTTAGGCTACTCAAACCCCGGTGAATTCGCTACTCATCGGGGTTTTCTACACTCTCCCACCCTCTGTTTGGCCTCCGGGTGAATTGATGTTATATTTAGGTATAATTAAATAATTAGAACATGGTAACAACAGCAGCATTTATTTGGATGGCATATTGCGCAGTATCACATGTACGCATTGATGCTAAAAAGAAAGGTGAGGATTTGTCATTTAAATCTCAAGGTATCTGGTATGCAATTCAGATTGTGCTTTACTGGATTCTAACAGCAGCATTCATTATATAATAATTAAACACAAATAAAAGTTATGGAACAAAAACGCAGAGGTCGCCCACCTGGATTGGGTAAAAAGAAAGAGGTTGAAATTCAATTGAACACAACTACTACAACAGAACCAAAAAAACGTGGTAGGAAAGCAGTGGAGAAACCAAATATTATATTCCCTGATGTGGTTATGGAGGGAGAAATTGAAGGAACTACTACTGAGAAATTGAAGTTCATGGCTGTTCAGGTAAAGCAAATGGATAAAACATTGGATTTGGAACCGTACCGAATGGATATACGGATGAAAAAACATGACACTATTCAACGAATCTGTTACTTGATTGAGAGTCTTTAACAGGAGGCTTGGCTCCACAGGAAAAGGATGTTATATTTAGGTATAAGTTAAAATATTAATTAAAAAATAAAGGTTATGTTAGACATCGAAAAAAACACATTTCTAAACGAATCACAGATTCGTGAACAAGCAAAATCAATTTTCACAACTAAGGGTGCTCCAGGCACTAGTGAAAAATATGCTCACATTTCCACCTTCCAAATCATTCAGGATATGGAAAAACTAGGTTGGGGAGTAGTTGATGCAAAACAAGTACGCGCCCGCAAAGGTGATGGTTACCAGAAACACCTAGTTGTGTTCCGCAATAATGAGATTGTCATTAAAGGAGATGATGGTGATCATGCTTACCCACAGATTCTACTAACTAATAGTCACGACGGTAAAAATGCTTTTACTTTCACAGCAGGTTTGTTCCGTATGGTATGTGAAAATGGTTTGGTTATTTGTTCTAAGGAGTTTGAAAATCTTAAGATTCGTCACTACGGATATGATTTTGAAGAGTTAAAAGCAGTAATTGGTAAGATTGTAGAGAAACTTCCACTAACAGTTGAATCAATGAATACATTTAAGAAAAAGAAACTTCGTAAAGAACAAATTGCTGAGTTTGCTAAGAAAGCAGCTGCAATTCGATTTGGGGCAGAACAACTTCAAAATATTACAATTGATTATAATAAATTGATTGAACCAACTCGCCCTGAAGATAAAGGAACTGATTTGTGGAGCGTATTTAATGTAGTTCAAGAAAAACTAGTACATGGTATGTTTGAATATACATCAGGTGCTAAGTTACGTAAAGCAAGAAAAATTAAGAATTTTAAACAAGACCTTGATTTGAATGCTAAACTATATGAACTTGCAATTGAGTATGCAGCTTAATAATAAACAAGAATTACATCAGCTAATAAGTAAAGAGCTGAAATTAGAGCCAATCACCACCCACATAGATGAGTTGTGGGTGGTGGTTACAAGGACACTACATAAAGGAATTAATGTTTCTAAAGAGAACATTATTGATTATTATTTGACATGTTGTAAGTATGATAATCTAAAAGATTAATTTAGGTCAAGTGGCGGAAGAAAGTGATTCTAGATGACACTTCAGGTAAACGCAAGTCGTAGGTAGCACTACCCATAACCAGCCTTAACGTGATGGGTTTGCAGGTTCAAATCCTGCCTTGACCACGTATGCCCCCATAGCTCAGTTGGATAGAGCAACAGATTTCTAATCTGTGGGCCTCAGGTTCGAATCCTGATGGGGGTACTAATAGCACCTTTAGCTCAATTGGTTAGAGCAACTGACTCATAATCAGTAGGTCGCAGGTTCGATTCCTGCAAGGTGCACTAAAAAGTAAGTTATTTAAAATAAAGGAGAAACAAATTATGGAAACAATGTATTTTGTTTTAGGTATGCTCTCGATTATTGCGGCTGCTATTATAGCTGTAATTGTTTGGGGTATAGTTAAGATTAACAAATTAACGTTTGAATTAAAAGCCACTCATGAGTGGATAGATAATAATACTCGAGAGAGGGATTATAATTTTGAACAAGTTTATAAAAAGATTGATGGGACAGAACGTCAAATGTCTTATGAATTTGAAAATATTCATAGGCTGATTGCTGAGCAGCGTTCATATACAGACTCACGATTTGATAAAGCAACAGGTCTAACTGGAGCTAAACAATTAATTAAAGGATAATAATAATTTAAACTTACTTTTTAAAGCGGCTTTTAGCCGCTTTTTTTCTTATTATATTACGATATATATAAAATATAAGTAAGTGTGTTAACCCTACTTAAAACTGCCTTTTACCATATGTATAATGTATGAATATTAACAAAATATTTAGTTTATTTAAGTCTCCTGAAGAACCTGAAGAGACTATATCACAGATAGATTTATCTGAAAGTCCTGTAGTCTGGATAGGGATGTTTAAAAGATTAATTACTAATTATGAGACATTTGCTAGACAATTAATTAAATTTTTAGGTGATGCTAACCCAGATCTAGATGTTATTGAAATTGAAAGAATTAGTGGGTATATGGTTTATGATAAAGCTTATAACCATTTATTTAAATTAGATATTACTAATCAAACACATCTTGATTGTATTAATCTATATTCAGATAATATATTCAAGAAAACATTAGATGCAGCTTTAGTATATTTTGAAAGTGTAGAGGAATATGAAAGATGTATATTCTTGAAACAAATTCAAGATATAGTAAACCTCTCTTAAGAATAATTTGGCTCCACAGTTTTATTTTAGTATTATATAATTACGAGTTATAGGAAAAACATTAAAACGTAGAGATAAGAAACGTGATAATGTAATAACGTTATTAAAAATAAATATATGAAACATAGAAACAGTATTTTACATGAACTTAATAAAATTGAGGGATTAACTAATCAACTTAATTTCATTGTTAATCAACAACAACCAATTGAAGAATATAAGGCTGCTTTAGAGCGCATTAGAGAATCAATTGAACAAGCTAGAGCTTATGTTGAAAGCGAGCCCGTTGATGGTTATGAATTAAATGTTGCTACACGATGAAATTAACAGCAGAACAAATCCAAGACAATTGGAACAAATTTTTGTCCATCATTGATGAACATATCTCTGAACCTAGATGTTCTGAATTAAAAGCATTTTATGAGCAATATGCTGAACGTGTTATGCTCATGCCTGCTTCCCATAAAAAAGAATATCATAATGCATTCCCAGGTGGTTATGTAGATCATGTATTACGAGTAGTGCAGTGTGCTCTTAAACTAAATAAAGTTTGGGTAGAAATGGGAGTTGATGCTTCAACATATACAGTTGAAGAATTAGTATTTGCCTCTTTAAATCATGATCTAGGTAAAATGGGTGATGAACAAAACGAATCATATATCCCTCAGACAGACCAATGGCGTAAAGAGAAATTAGGTGAAGACTATAAATTTAATGATCGACTTGAATATATGTCAGTACCAGATCGTGGATTGCATTTACTCATGTCTCATGGTATTACATTTTCCAGAAACGAAATGTTAGCAATTAAATTACATGATGGTTTATATGATGATGCTAACAAGCCATATTTAATGTCTTGGTCACCAGAAACAAAACCACGTACTGCGTTAGTGTTTATTGTGCATCAAGCGGATTTAATGGCGGCACGTATTGAGTTTGAACAAGTATGGATGCCTAAACTTAAAGGCGAAGTAACCCAAAGTAATTCATCAAATTTCACAATTGAAAAAAATAAAAAATCACCTATTAAGACTAAAGCTTTAGGTAATATCAAGAGTGAAGGATTAAAAAGTTTACTAGATAATATATGATTATAGCAATTGTTATATTAAGTTTGATGGTCGTGATCTTAGGATACACGACCTTTAACTTACTTAGAAAAAATGAAAAACAAGAAGATATCTTAATGGGGTATATGTCTTATTTAAATAAAGTATCTGATATAATTGAACTCTCAGATAAAAAACTTAAAGAAGTAGATGCTAAAGAATCATTCAAATCAGATGATGAAGTAGGTTTCTTTTTTGAATCAATTAAACAAATCCAAAGTATTTTAAATCAATTTAATATTAAAAATTTATGAGTGATGAAGTAGCTGTAGTAGTTAAACCTAAAACAAGTGGAATGTATTTCACTCAAGAAACAGAAAATGCTATTATTGAATATAATAATACTTTAGATTTTGAGGTAAGGAGTAGAATTTATAGTGATCGTATCCATTATGCTTTTTTTAAATTAACAGAAAATATTATCCATACTTTTAAATTTTACTATACTGAAGTCGATAATATTCAGGATTTACAACATGAAGTAATTTCATTTTTACTTTCTAAAATCCATTTATTCAACCCAGAAAAAGGAGCTAAAGCATATTCATATTTTGGGACTATTGCTAAACGTTATCTTATTATTTCTAATACTAAAAATTACAAAAAACGAGTAGATAAAGCCCCAGTTGAAGAATTAGAATCAGATGAAAGACATAGTTATAATATTGATGATACTCCTGCTAATCAAAAATTAAATGTGTTTATGGATCAATATGTTGATTATTGTTCTAAAAATATTCATACATTATTCCCTAAAGATGGGGATGCTAAAATAGCAGATGCAATTCTAGAATTATTCCGTAAAAGAGAAAGTATAGAAATCTTTAATAAAAAAGCATTATATATCTATATTCGAGAAATTATTGATGCTAAAACACCTAAAATTACTAAAATAGCAAATAAACTTTATGATATATTTAAAGAATATTACTATTTCTATTTAGAAAATGGGTATACAAATTTCCCATAAGTATATTTATAACTAAATATATACCATGAATGGGTTAGATAATATTGTATTTGGTAGTAAGAAATTTTCTGATATTTTAGAAGAAATATATAATAATCAAAAGAAAAAAGAAAAACAAATCTCTGCCCTTATATCAGAACTTAAACCACTAGTAAATGAGATAGGTGATGCTACTTTAATTGTTCCTTTAATTAAAGAATACTTAGAAATAAGTGTTAAGAATGATGAACAATTAATTAAAATGGCTACAATCATCCAACGTATTATGAGTAATAATAATACTGAAGGAGGATTAGGAATATCTGAAGAAGAAAAAGCCCAATTACTTGCTGAAATAGATAAGTTTAAAGAAGGAGGTGAATAATGTTTGATAAATGGACCCCAGATAAAAAAATAGGGAATTACAGTGGAGGTACAGTTTATACTAATGATGATCGTGTTGGTAAAATTATATCTGTTAGAGTTATAGATATTATATTAGATAACAAACATGAACTATTTGAAGAATTTGGAAACTGGAATAGTATAGGCACTATCTTTTTTGACCCAGTAAAAAATCCTAATCTTTCAATAAGTAAAACATCTAAAAAATTAATAGCTGCTTATCCTTTATTATCTAATATTAAACAATATCCGTTAATAAATGAAATAGTATCTATAGTGTATTTAGCTGATGTTGATGTAACAGAGAAAACAACATCAGTTTCCCCATATTATTTACCACCTATAAACATTTGGAATAGCCAAATACATAACGCGGTCCCTTCTTCAAATATTTTATCTGATAATCAAAAAAAAGATTATCAACAAGTTGAAGCAGGTTCAACTAGAAGAGTGACAGATCAAAGTACTGAGATAGAGTTAGGTAATACTTTTAATGAAAATAATGTTTTAAATGTTTTCCCTCTTCTACCATATGAAGGAGATATAATATATGAAGGTAGATATGGTAATTCTATTAGGTTAGGAGCAACAGTTAATAATTCTACTAATCCTAATCTTTGGTCTAGCATTGGTAATAATGGTAGCCCAATAATGATATTAAGAAATGGTCAATCATTTGATCAATTTAATGTTGGGGATACTAAAGAATCTTGGATACCATGCGTTGAAAATATAAATGAAGATCAGTCTTCTATTTATTTAACTTCAACTCAAAATGTACCTTTAAATCTTTCTAGCCCTTTAAAAGATTCTTATAATAAAACTACAGCTGAATCCCCAGCAGCTCCTAAAGATTTTTCAGGTAATCAAATCCTTTTAAGTTCTGGTAGATTAGTTTTTAATGCTAAAAATGATCATATAATATTAAGTTCTAATAAATCTATTCATTTAACAGCCCAGACCTCTATTAATTTAGATGGTTCTAATCTTTTTTCAACTAAAGCTGATCAAGTGATTATAACCTCACCTAGCATATATTTAGGATCTAACACCCCAGCATCTTCAAAACCTTTACATCCATTGGTTTTAGGTGAAAACTTAATAGATGTTTTAAATACAATATGTATTGCTTTAGATATAGTTAGCACAGCATTTGCTGGAGCTAGTGTTCCTTCTGATACTGGTAATTTAGCTGTTCCGTCTTTAGTAGCTAATTCTGGTAATATCTCAACAAAAGCATCTGAATTAAGATCTCTTATTGGTTCTAAACAAGATAGCAGATTATTATCTAAAACAACAAAAACTATTTAAAAATGTCTATCACTCCATCCCCAAGTACAATTGCTTTAAATCCCTTTGGGGCCTACGACACACCATCAGGAACAGTAGGTTCTAGTGAAAATACAAATACAACTTTAGCTATTGAGGATAATATTATATTTGAAGGTGTAGTTTTAGACCAAAACGCTAAACCTATTCCTGGAGTTAATATAACTTTTACTCAAACCCCTCCCTCTACTGAAACCTCACCTATAATTAAATCTATAACAGAAAATTTAGTTACTAATAATAAAGGTGAGTGGTCTATTATATATCCTAAAACAGCTATTAACCTTAAAAATATTAGTATAGTATTAATCAAATCAAAATATAATACTGAAACTATAACTAACCCTCAAATTACTTCAGTATACCCATCTACTGAGTATGATATTGTAAAAGTATCTACACCTGAAGTAGAACCCCCATACGAATATAGAGTTGGTAATGAAGTATTTAAAAGTAATGATCAAAATGCTGCTAAATCAAAAGCAGAAGAATACCATAAAAAATTAAAAGACTCTAAATATAAAAAAGCTAGCGTTGTTAGTATTAAGAAAAAACTCACCCCAATCCCAGATGAAAATGAAGCTTTAAAAAATTTAATTCAACCTATACTTAATGATATTACTCAAACAGAATTAAAACAAATTAATCAAAATATTAAAAATCTTGTACCACCATTAGTTAGAATAGCTAATTTAGTTAGTATAGGAAAAGAACAACTTAAAGCTCAATTAATACCTTTTATATTAAAATTATTATTACCTTTTGGTTTCCCTGTAGTACAAGCTGTTGTCAATAAAGTTCCTATAGATCAAATAAAAAATCAAATATTATGTCTTAAAAAAGATAAAATATTAGAATTAGTTAAAAAAAGGAATAAAGTTATTAACCAAATAAATAAATTATATAAAACTGTATCTACTCTTTCAACACTAGTAACTACATTTGATTTAGTATCATTAGCCCTTAAAGCAGGTGTTATAGGAATTAGTATTATTCCATTTCCTATGCCTCCTGCTATCCCATTTGCAATTACTAAACTTGAAGAATTATTAAAAAGATTTGGAGTAATCATTAATACTTTAACTTTAACTTTAGCTTCTTTTGGGGCAGCTTTAGGATATATATTAAATTTAACAAATAGTTTAGATGCTTTATTACAAATTTGTTCTCAAGATTTAAATAAAGATGAAAATGTTTTTGTAGCTATAAATGATGAATTAAATTTACTTATTAATGATTCAACTGGGATTGATAATAAGGTACTTCTTGATAAACCTCAAGTATATAAAGGTTTTACTTTAGAATTAATATTAGACCCATATAATCCTATAATTTACCCAAAACGTTTCGCCCAAGCATTAACTCGAAATGGAGTTCCTGTTTTAAAAACTGACTCATCTTTTGCCTCAGAACCTCAAGTATTACTTGATCAATTAAAATTCCTTATAGATTTAAATCCTAATTTAACAGCTGGATAATTAAATATTTATTAATATGAAAACAGATTTTTTAAAAAAGTTAATTAAAGAAGCAGTTCGTGAAGCAATTCAAGAAGAAATTAAAGATATACTCCTTGAAGCAGTACGTACTCCTAAAACTGTAGTTAATGAAAATGCTAACCCTATTCCTTATACTACTAAAACAACCCCCATCAACCCAGATATTAAACGTAATTTACGCAGTATGATTGGAGGTGAATTTGATGCTACTATAACAGCTAATTCATCACATGCTCAACCTGCCTATACACCTCCTCCTGTTAGTACAGTAGGTGAAGGTTCAAGTTTACCTGGTGGTGAAGTAAGTTTAAATCAAATAATGGGATTAATGAGTACTAAATAATGGCTATTAGAGTAACAAATAAAAGTGCCTTAGAAACTAGTAAAAGAGTAGCTATTGGAGTAGCTATACCTTTTAGTTCTACTGATGTATTTAAATTAAATTATACAACAATAGATCAAATGAAATCTAATATAGTTAATTTTATATTAACAAATAAAGGAGAACGTGTATTAAACCCTAATTTTGGTTCTAATCTAAGAGAATTTTTATTTGAAGATATAAATGAATCTACTTTAAAAGCTTTAGAAATTAAATTAACTAATGATATTCAAAATAATTTTCCTAATGTTACTATAAATTCATTAACATTAAATCCATTACAAGACGATAATACTATTCAGTTATCTTTAAGTTTATCTGTATATAATGGAGATATTCAAACCATCCAAATATTATTATAATGGCAGCTGAAAATAGAGATATAAAATATTTAAATAAAGATTTTGGGGATTTTAAAGTATCTTTAACTGATTATGCTCGAACATACTACCCTAATACTATAACAGATTTTTCCCCTGCTTCCCCAGGAATGCTGTTTTTAGAAATGTCAGCTTATGTAGGTGATGTTTTATCATTTTATCTTGATAATCAAATTCAAGAAACATTTGCTCAATATGCTAGACAAGAAAGTAATCTTTATTCTCTAGCTTATATGTTAGGTTATAAACCTAAAGTAACAGGAGCTGCTACAGCTACAGTTGATTTTTATCAAAAAGTCCCAGCTACTGCTGGTGAACCTGATTATAGTTATGCTTTATCAATAGCTGCTAATACATCTCTATCAGCTAATGCTGCTACATTTTTACTTAAAGATACAGTTGATTTTTCAGTTAACACTCCTTCTGATCCTACAAATGTTAGTGTTTTAACCTTAATTGGTTCAACACCAGCTTATTTTCTTCTCAAAAAATCTCGAACAGTCACATCAGCTACTATTGTGACAAAAACTTTTTCATTTACTACCCCCCAACGCTTTCAAACTATTGAAATTAATGATTCTAATATTATCCAAATTTTAGATATCACAGATAGTGAAGGTAATAAATGGTATGAGGTACCATATTTAGCCCAAGAGATGTATATGGAAGGCATAGCTAATACTGCTGGGGATTCTGGGGAGGTGCCTTATTTATTACAATTAAAAAAAATACCTAGAAGATTTGTATCTCGATTTTTATCTCCATCTACCCTACAAATCCAATTTGGAGCTGGTACTACTACAGCTAATGTTGAAGAACAAATAATTCCTAACCCAACTAATATAGGTTCATCCTTAACAGGAAATACTGAAGAATTCCAATATGTAGCTTTTGATCCAGCTAATTTTTTATTCACTAGCACATATGGTATAGCTCCATCTAATACTACTCTAACAATTAGATATTTAATTGGTGGAGGTATAGCAGCCAATGTACCAGCTAATTCCATTAATTCAATAGTAGATCTAAGTAATGTAACATTTGTTGGAACAGCCCTTGATAGTGTGATAAGAAAAGATGTTTTAGGTTCATTAGCTATAACTAATACAACATCAGCTACTGGTGGATCAGATGGAGATACTTTAGATGAAATAAGATTTAATTCTTTAGGTGTATTTGGGGCCCAATTAAGAACAGTAACCCAAGCTGATTATATTGTTAGGGCTTTAAGTTTACCTTCTCAATATGGATCAATAGCTAAAGTATATGCTGAACCAGAAAAACTAGAAAATTTACTCCCTGGAGAATCTTTATCAGCTACAAATTTATATGTGTTAGCATATGATAGTAGTAAGAAATTAAAATATGCTTCAACTACTTTAAAAGATAATTTAAAAACATATCTTTCTCAATATAGAATGGTTAATGATTCTATTAAAATAAAAGATGGGTATATTATTAATATTAGTGTTGATTTTGATATAGTTGTATTACCTAATAGTAATAGTAATGATGTTTTATTTAGATGTATAACTGCTTTAAAAGATTATTTTAATATAGAAAATTGGCAAATGAATGAACCAATTTTATTAAAAGATATAGCTGTACTTTTAGATAAAATAGATGGAGTCCAAACAGTTAAAGATGTTAGAGTCACTAATTTAGTTGGAGGTGATAGATATTCTTCCTGGGCTTACGATATTCCAGGTGCCACTACAGGTAACGTGGTTTACCCCTCAGTTGACCCAATGGTTTTTGAAGTTAAATACCCTGATAGTGACATCAGAGGTCGTGTTGTATCTTTTTAATTTTTATATTTATAATAAAAAATGGCTGTTTATAAAATATTTCCTGTTAAAGATGCTACTATCTATTCATTATATCCTAGTCGAAATACTGGATTAGATGAAATCATAGAGTCATCCATAACCATTGAAAATTCATCAGCTGAACCCCAGACTAGTAGATTTTTAGTCCAATTTAATTCTACTGAAATAAATGATATAATTAATAATAAAATTAATGGATCTCAATGGCAAGCTAATTTTAAAGCATATATAGCTGTTTTAGAAGGATTAAATTTAGATACTAAACTTGAATTTTACCCTATATCTGGTTCATGGAATATGGGTACAGGAAAATATAATTATTCTCCTGAAGTTCAAAATGGTGTTAGTTGGGGTTGGAGGTCATATTCTGGTAGTAATGCTTGGGTGACTAGTAATTATCCTGTTAATGTAACAGCCTCATATAGTGGTACTTTAGGTGGAGGTAATTGGTATTATAGTTCTTCAAATATTAGTGTATCACCTATATATTCAACTCAAAGTTTTAGTTATACTGAATCTAGTGATATTGATGTTAATATCACTAATATAATTAAAGCATGGTATAGTGGCACTATAGATAATAATGGTTTAATAATTAAACAAGCTGTTGAGTTTATTGATGGTGACAATTACCAAAACAAAATACAGTATTTTTCTAGAGATACTCATACTATTTATCCTCCTCAATTAGAATTTAGATGGAGAGATTATATTTGGAATACAGGTTCATCTTCTACCACTATATTAAATGCTACTAACGCTACTATAGCCTTAAATGAAAACCCAGGTATTTTTTATCCTGAAAGTATAAATAGGTTTAGAATTAATAGCAGACCAACATACCCCGCAAGATCATTCCAAACATCTTCTTTTTATACTCAAAATTACTATTTACCTACTTCTTCATATTTTTCAATAAGAGACTTGGATACTAATGAAGTTATTGTAGATTACGACAATCAGTATACTCAATTAAGTGCTGATGAACAAGGTAGTTATTTTACACTTTATATGAATGGTTTAGAACCTGAACGATATTATAAAATTTTAATTAAAACTATCATTAATGGTTCAACATTAATTTTTGATGATAATTATTATTTTAAAATAATAAATGGCTGAATATCCTCTAAATAGAACAGTTTTTAAAAAAGATGCTTATGAAAATGCTATAGATACTTCTATAGGATCAACCACTCCATCTTCAGTTACTTCTACCCCATTATTAGAAGATACCATCAGTGTCCCTGAATTTTTTAATCTATATACTGCTATATTCTACAATATCCCAGCTCAAGGAGATATTAATTCTCATGCTTATTTAGCTCAAATAAGTGGTGATTATGCTAATTTAGATCAAACTGATGAAACTACTCAAGCTTTATTAAATGAGATAACAGAATTAAGAAAGCAAAATTTAGAGTTAAATCAACAGATTGTAAATCTACAAGTCACATCTAGTTTAAATACTAACTTACCCTCTACTACTATATAATGAAGGCTTTAATTAATAGAATTGACTCAGAAACACTTCAATTACAAACTTATACTACTCAAGATTTAAATGCTATACCTTCAGAAGTAGTAGATTCATTTTGGGGGAATGATGGAAGTAAAGGAGAATATGCTGAATGTACTATAATTTCTTTTGATCAAACTTTTCAAATAACTGATCAGTCTTTTCAAGGATTAACTACAGCTGGTTATACCTCAGCTACTGGAATAGCTTATAATGTTAGTGTTGATCCTGAAAAAACATTAACAAATAAAGGATTTACAGGAGGTAATTATAATATAATATATAGATTTTTAAGAAATGAGTTAAGCTCATCATCTGACACTCGACCATATTTTATTAAAGAAATATCAGGGGATAGAACAGAATTAAGAGTAGCTACTAATTTTGTAAGTAATGATGATTTATTACAATTAGTAACTGAATTTAAAAATAGACCTAATTCTGGGTATTTCCAAGATTTTTATCTTAATTTTGGAAGTAATAATTTAGTTATAGCTAATAATGTTTTAATTGATAATTCAAAAGAAAAATATGATTTATTAATTAATTTATATGAACCTCTTCCTTCTAGATTCATTCTAAGAGAACCTTTATGGATTGTAACTCAACCAGCTGATCCTTTAGCTTTTAATGTTCAATTTCAACCTGAAATTGTCACACCAAAGATATTTAACGCTACTATTAAAAGCGCTAATTTTAATATTCCTGTAAAAGATAAAACTAATAACTCAACTCAACTTATTAATTATGAACAATTAATAACATCTAGTTTAGTATCTTCATATCAACAAATAAATTCATATTTAGCTGACAAAGGAATTAATATAAGTATTGATTATTCTAATTTTGAAAATTTTATACATTTCTCCTCAGCGAAATCTAGAATTGAAAATTTTGTTTATAAAATACAATTAATTAGACAATATAAAAATGATGTAAGAACACTTGAATTAGCTGCGTCTACACCTTTAGTTGAATCTAATATTTTATATTTAAATAATAAAATTGATGATATTATTAAGAATCTTGATGGATTTGAATATTATCTTTATTTTGAATCAGGTTCAACATCATATCCTAAAGTTACATCTATTCCTCCATATACATTACGACCTTGGGGATCACCTCAAGCTGATACTTGGTACTCATCTTCAATAGAAAGTGCTTCATTTTATGATGAAAATAATAAAGATTATTTAATTAATACTATACCTGATTACTTAAAAGAAGATCCTCAAAATGATCCATATAAAATCTTTGTTGATATGATGGGTCAACATTATGATAACATATGGATTTATTATAAAGATGTTTCAAATCGTTATAATGGGGATAATCGTTTAAATCATGGTATTTCTAAAGATTTAGTAGCTGATGCTATTAAATCATTTGGATTAAATGTATATCAAAATAATTTTTCATCAATTGACTTATTTAATGCTTTTATAGGTTATAATCCTGATAATAAATTAAGAGCTGTTAATTCCCCTATTGTTAATGATTATAGATCTGTTTCTCAAGAAGCTTTAAATATTCCTTTAGATGATGTTAATAAGGAGATGTATAAACGTATTTATCATAATTTACCTTATTTATTAAAATCTAAAGGAACAGTAGCTGGTTTGCAAAATATTATTAGTATGTTTGGGATCCCCAACACTGTATTGACTATAAGAGAATTTGGAGGAAGATATAGTGGCCCTACTACCCCAAGTTTTGGGGGTTTATCTGTAACAGGTATTAGAGATATTACTTTTGATAATATAGAAATTTACCCATCATTAGAAATGGATGAGAATAATAAAACTTATTCTACAATGGTTCCTATAGTTACTGAAGATGGAAATAATACTTATAAACCATTAGTATTATCAACTGTTAAAAGTACATTTCAAGAATCTTGGTATAATTATAATCTTAAAAGAAGTTTAGCCCCTAGTGTTAATACAATAGAAATTGCTTTTTCACCCCAAAATGATGTTGATACCTACATTGAAAACTCATCAACTTTTGATATAGGTACATATATAGCTAATCCTATATATGATTTCAATAATTATTCTTCTTATTACTCTGGTTTACCATCTACTATATTATCAAGTAATACATATAATCTTTCAAATTATCTAAATGTTATAAAACAATTTGATAACTCATTATTTTTAATGATTAAAGATTTTATCCCTGCTAAAACAAATCTTAAATCAGGTATT